ATATCAAATATCCCAGCAATGGTAATTTTTCCACACACTGAGCAGCTTTCTACACTCCCTGTGTTTATCTTTTGAGGGACATCTACCCCCGAAAGGGACATTTTTATATTACCGTGGTCATCCATACTGTGAGGCTCCCAGCGGGCATGCTCCTTCAACCAGCATTGTTCACATACTGGCATCGGAGAGATAGCTGGGCTTGCACTCATATCTCTATTTTACGCTGTCTTTTTATATGGGAATGGCTTACGGCGCTGGTTTATACTTTTTCTATCTGCTGGGCTTAAGCCGCCCCATACGCCGAACTCTTCATTTTTTAGTCCCCAAACAGCACACTCGACTAGATGCTTACATTGTTTACAAATCTTTTTAGCATCTACATACGTCGAATCTGAACTACTAGATAGCAACTCTTCATCTCTATCTCGAGCGAAGAAGAAGGTCCCCCCTACCTGAGCACAAAGTGGATCATCGTATTGCCAAGGAGGTGTGACCTGCTGTTGCATTTATTTATCCCTTTTTCTCTGATTCCTTTAGACCTACTTCATAACCGCAACCTGCATACCCAGCGATATCAATCCATGTGTCTGGCTGAAAGTCACCTTTATTTGCATAGCGAGCCATTTTCAATCCCACCATCATCATAGCCACATCTTCGTTGGAAATATCAATTCCTAAAATAACTGACCAGATTTTTCTTGTTCTATCAAAATTATCTTCAGGGTCGCCATAATTCATATTTCTCTCGGTTGAAATAATACGAGCAGCTTCTCTAAGGGCTTCTATTCGAGGTGGTGTTACTTCATTCTCTGACATCTTTTACCTTCGCTATCACTTGAGCAGAATATTGAAAATCTTTGGATACATCGTTGTTTTGGGTAACAATGAGTTCATAATTGATTCGTCCAAAAGATTCAGAAACAAACTCTTCGTCGAAGAAATCTTCATCCCCTTCTTGGGTTCCTAAAAACTTAGCTATAGAGTTTTCAGCTTTATTTCTAAGCTCTTCGTAATCATCTCCTTGAACTGTTAAGTTCAAAGTTATGGTTCTCATGTCAACACTAGCTTCTCAAGTTTGGCTGGAGGGTAGTGAGCGCCTTCAAGAATTGGTTCTTTTCCATCAGTGCTTTTTATAATCACATCTCCATATCTAACCCCCACAACTACGCCCTTGCGTCCATTATGTAAGGCACCAAGCTCTCCATCAAAAGCATCAGCTTTGACCCGAACAACTTCTGAGACTTTAATAAATCCTGGTTGTACTTGCACCCAAGTTTCATTTTTATTTTCTTTTATAAAGACATGTCCTTTTGATCTCTATAGTTTTATTTCTAAACTCTGGTGTCAAATCTAAGGACTCAATAAGTTCAATTAGTTTGAGCGTTGCGTCCCCTACAGGTTTTCTAACTTTTGCTGCTTGGAGCTGGGATTTAACCCAGTCCATATCTAGATTTCCCATTTGTCCTCCTCTCTATGTACAGTGTATTAGTCTTTAGTTCTTTAGTAAAGAGTGTCATACTAATTGTTTAATAGTTTTTAATATATCTTCGTTTATTTCGTCCTGATGAGGAAGCCGAGAAAGATATGATTGTTTTTGAGTATAAGCAAGTTCATCTCTTTCGGTGATGTTCATAGTTTCTATAGTTGTGGCTAGGTGAGACCACTCTTCACCTAGATACCCTGTGTATTTCCAATCATGACATACAGGAACACCCTGCGATAGAGACTGGGACAATACAGGAGACCACCAAGATTCATTATTTCTATATGTGGCTATTAAAGTTCCAATAGATTCTCTAATTCTTATAAGCGTTTGATTTTCAGATTCCATGGCAGCTTCTTTTGTAGGAACAACTTTTTTAATGAGCTTTTTAGCTTCATTTTTCCCATAAGGATTCATAGAATCACATGTCCAATACTCTTCTTCAGTCGAGTACAAGTTTTTTATTTTTGGTGGCTGTAGAAGAACATATGAATCTACACTCACACCAACTAGGTTTTCTTCTCTCAAACTAGGTAAGTTTTTTACTAAAGTCTTTTTATCAGACCATGGGAAAGTTGGGTAAAAAGTAGTAGGCCACTCTTCTTGACTTAGATAAGATACGAAACCTTCAACCTGAGCTCGAAGCTCTGTATTTTCTACAACATCCAAATAATTTTTCCTTTTGTCATAAAAACTTTTGAAAGTTGTATCAGAATCCGCCCATGCTCTGAGGGATGGAGGTATTTTAAAACTTTCTGGAGCATCAATCATTAAGGAAAGATTTCCTAGTTTTCTAGCTTTTTCTGCAGTAATAAATGCAGGATAAATTTTGTTTGCAGTAATACTTGTTGTGGGGGCAATTCCTACAACTACTAAATCAAATTCTTTTAGAAAATCTTCATCCCAGTGAATGTTGGGGTCCATATGTGTGGCATCTACACCAGCACTTTGAAAAGTTCTTACTAGAAGATTGGCAAAAGTCGGAGTTCGCTCTGCATGAAGTTTGGAGGCTTGTTGAGCAGTAGAGCCTGTTACAAGGACCTTCATATTTCCTCTGTCTATTAGTTAGTAGAAAGCCACCCAACGATTCCCGTTGGGCGGCTCGCCACTGTTGTCGATTTAGAACGGTGCAGCAGGAGCCGCAGCTGGTGCTGGGGCAGGAGCTGGTGCAGGAGCTGGCGCTGGTGCAGGAGCAGCCGCAGCAGCTGGTGCTGGTGCAGCAGCTGTTGTACCGCCAGCAGCTGGGTAGTAGTTCTTGATTTCATTGCGCTTCTGGCCTTGATAGGTCTTCTGACCAATCTGAGCACGGAAACGACGACCAGCAAGTGCCTGCTCAATCTGAGCATTTGTTGGCATTGGCTGACGGTCAAAGAACTCGCGGGTTAGCCCAAGAGCTCCCATCTTCTTGAAAAAGATTCCAAGTGCGGTTGCATTTTCTGGTGACACAGTTAGGTTGTCCCAGACGAGACGCTTTGCAAAAGCGCCAGACTCTACCTGAGCCTTAAGAGAGAACATAGTCTTTCCAGACTGAGTCACCTTGGCTACAGCTTCTACAACGCTTAGGTCGTAGTCGCCATCTGGTAGTGGTTCATATGATGCGGTTTCTCCTGCATTTTTAATCAGGTCTGACCAATTGAGAGTACTCATACGGTAGTTTCTTTCTTAGTAGTGGTGGTGGTGGTTTTTTCGGCTTGAGCAGTTTGCTTTGGACCGAAAATGGTGTCGAGCATGACATCAATTGAAAGCTTGTCTTGCTCAACAATTGCGCCTAGACGTCCCTGAACACGCTCTCCTGCTTCATACTCAGCTGTGCGTTCTACATACATACGACGAACTTTGTATGGAGGTTGCAGTGGGTCAGGATTCGGGAATGATTCGATAGTCAAGGCACCAAGAATGTCGTAGAAATATGGTGCTTGAATAGCAAGCTGTCCCTGTAGATATGGACGGTGCTTACCATCCTGTGTCACGCGAGACATTGCTGTAAGAACAACAGCCTCGAGTGGGTTTGTTGGGTGCATAGTTAGGTCTCGCAGGTCGCGTAGAAGACCACCCATGTGGCGAAGAAGTTCGCCCCATTGCTGCATCTTCATCTGCTCATTACCTGCGATGCTGTCCATACACTTAACTTGCAACTCCGAGATGGAGTCAATAATCAAAGACTTAAAGTGGTGCTTTCCAAGTTGCAACCACTGATAGGTCTTGATTACGGTGTCATAGTCCCGAACTGGGACTACAACGGTATCCCAAGTACCATCTGCTAGAGGTGGTTCCTCACGCAGTGGGTCCCAATACTTGACTGTAATTGGTAGGAATCTGTGCCCACCTTCTACGTCAAGCATTAGTCTTGGGTATGGTGCGGTTACGGCAAAAGTTGATTTACCAACCTTTGATTCTCCGTAAACCATTACGGTCAAGGACCGTTGGATTTCACTCATACGTCACTCGTTTCCTTTGGTTTCTTCGTTACCGTAGTAAGCATATGGATCTGCTTCCACGAAATTATCACTAATTGCTTGCTCTGCTGCGCTACCGTCATCTATGAGCGTGCAAACAGTGAAGAATGGGCATTTCCATTTGCAGTCCCTCGAAGGACGTGGGTACGCATGGAAAGCTGGACTTTCACCTTCATCCAAAGCTTTTCTAACACGCATCATGTCGGCAATAGTGCCGTGTAGACGGTCCCAGAAGGAGCGAAGGGTGAAGATGTTATGCCGTACTTCGATTTGGTCGTAGAACGGCGGACGTGCCGCTGCAGAACGTCGAACCTTCTTCAACATTGTGAAGATGCCACCGTCTGAGCGTTCTGACTCATCTGTCTTGGTTGATTCCAAGAGCATGTAAGTCAAAATCTGTTCATTCATTGGAGCAAGATTTGCAAAGTCTGAGAGTGAGCCACCGACTGTTTTAAAGTCGCGGAACATACGAACACCATCACCCTTGCGACGCACACGCATGTCAAGCTTTCCAGTCAGCTCAACTTCGCCATTAAACAAAGGAGCTGTAATCTGCTCTTCAGTTGAAATCATTTCTAGTTCGGCGTCAATGCCGTTTTCTTCAACCCATTGAAGGTATCCCTCAAGCATG